TGTTAAGGAAATCCAATGGCAGATCATCTTCTTTTGATATTGGTTTAAAGCTTGTACCGTCAGCCAATTTGAGAAATTTTCTTGAATTGAATGTTTCTTCCTTGACCATGTATTTGATGACACAACCTTTCTTGTCCCTGTAAGGAAATCCAACCAAATCCTCATCATCGTCTGCCGCAGTACGTGCAGCCTCGATCATGCCTTTTTCAAAAGAAAAATGTGGCTGTGATAAGATGTAGAATACTTCCTTACCTTCCTTTATATCATAGACAATATAGGCTGTTTGCTTTTTTGCTTTTATCTTTTCTGCAATGTCCTTCCTGCCCTTATCAGCCATTTCATCCATGTACTCACAAATAGGGCATTTCTTATTAAAGGTGTGTTTGAGGCATAAGCACATTCCTTTTTCATCAACACCCATTCCCTTATGGACATGAAATTCGATGCTGTACACATACTCACCCTTTCTGAAATCACCTGACTTCACCAATGGGTGATTCTCCCCGGCAGGCCAGGCGACAATCAAGTGCCGGTACTTTGTGTCTTTTTCCCACTTGAATATTTTTACACCAGAAGGGGTATTAAACAATTTACTCCCTGTACCATCATCCTTATGCTCATAACTCCTTTTTGCCTGCCTGGATAAGGAATCACCCTCATGTTTATCTACTCCCATTTACTTTTCACTCCTTTCATTTAATCTTTTATTTGTCTGTCGTGAGAAATCACCCCCAGCAGACTGCTTTTGTGTGTCTGGTTTGCTGTAATAATTACCAAGCCACAGACTGATTTCACCTTCAAGCATAGACTTTCTCTGTGCAAACACTTTCACAACAGCACCAATCTTGCCCACTTTCCTTTCAGCAAGGATTAATTACCTTCTTGTTTCACACACATCCTTATTGCTGTTAACCAGGGCAGACACGACAGCTTCAGTCAGTTTAACATCTTGATATTCAATAGGAATGATGCCGTCTTCTTTTAGTGTGTCTGAATTTGCTTTTTCGGCCCTGATTTGCAATTCTACTTTACTTTCAACCTCCTTTATTTTTGCCTTTAAAAGGTCACGTTCATATTCAGCATCAACAAGCATGTCAGAATATCGATGATAAACGTTGCCATTTTCTTCACATTCGACATCCAGCTTGAATTTGTTGATCCGTAATTCCTTTAAAGCTTCTGAATCAATTTCAAATAATGAAATATTTTCTTTTGCCATAATTACCTCCATACTTGTATTATAATCAGACACCTAAAAACAGAAACATTTTTATTAAAATATTTCTGGCAACTTCTCCTGCAATTCCTTTTGCAATGGCAACATCAATTCCCGCATTTGTGGATGTGCAGCATAATCACAACGTAAAGAAAAAATGTGCTGCCACTCCCTCAAATTTGCGGTAATAACAATTTCAGTTTTAATTGAATTAGGAAGTACAGACCGGGCTTGCTGTGGTGTCCAACCCAATTTCAATAATTCAAGATAGTATTCTTCACTTTTATACATACTATCAACCCATAACTTTTGTGAATCGTCAATTCTCATATCATATGCAGGCTGTTCAATGTTTTTTATATACTTACCGGAAACCAAAAAACACCATTCAGGAATAATAAAAGTTAATTGATTTCCAAATTTGTCTTTACTATAATTACAATATCGTGTACTTTCTTGACTAAACGACGCAATCCTATGACGCACCAATTCATGAGAAACTCCCCGATCACAGATAAACTTTATAGTAATTATCTCATGCTCTAATACTGAAAAGTGCTTTCTGCCCTTTATGTTTTCCACAAACTTGATTGCAGAATCCTCTGTGATTTTTTCTTCACTCTTGTAACAAACTCTTCCGCATAGTTCAATTTTTTTAAGAATTGCCACACGGTCAATCTGTGTCATAATTTCATAGCTTGGTTTAATTAGTATCATCTACCTTTACCTTCCTTTTATTTGTGTATGCTCTGAATCATACAAAGCATTAAAGATACCGTCACCCTCTTCAAATTCAAGCAAACAAAGATTTGCAATGTCAACTAACACCTCCTTATTTTTTGTCTTCCTGTACAAAAGTATTCTTTTTTCAATGCTTTTTATTCTATCATATTCTGCCTTATCAATCCCATTTAATTTGCCGTAACGAAAAGCACCCATCAACAACCTGTTTTTCATCAACTTTTCAAAATAACATGACCACTCTGATTTTTTTAATTGCATAAAATCCTCTTTACCATAATTCATTTCAGAAAATCCACATTTCCACAACCATAAATTTTTAAGGAAAAATTCTCTTTTCATTTTACAAGCACCTGGTAGCAAGCAAGAGTGAGCCCTGCTTTACCTGTAGCATAAAATGGTTCCCTAAACTCATAAATAACCTGTGCTGCCCGGTCATCCTGCTTTCCATTCAACAAAACTGCATTCATATACCCAATTACTGCATACCGTATTTTCTCAGGGTCAATATCTTTTAACCCTTTAAGAATTGCAGCACATTCACTCCATGACACACCCTTAAACAACCCCTGGCACAGCTCTTTGACTTCCGCATCTTCGATTGATCCCTCTTTAACCACCTTTAATGCTTTTGCCCTTTCCATTCCCACCACTTTTTCAAGCAATTTCAAAGCATTCCTGGACGACCCCTGACAATTGTCTGCAATTGCCTCTGTGACATCCTCGTGCACATCAATATGCTCTTTTTCAATCACCCTGGAAAGAACTTTATAGATTTGCTGCTCTGATAGTGTATCGAAATTAAATACAGTACATCTGCTTCTTATAGTGGGCAAAAGCTTTTGTGGATCTGTGGTACAAAGGAAAAAATACACGTGCTTTGGTGTGTCCTCAAGTGTTTTAAGCATATTATTCTGAAAAGTACCTAAAGTCATATGTACTTCATCCAGTATAAATGCCCAGCTCTTAAACTCACCAATTGGTCTTGTTTGCATCTGCTCTGCTATTTCCCTGGCGATATCAATCCCCCTGTTATCAGCTGAATTGATTTCTATAACAACTGCATTAACCAATGATGCACAAATACGGGCAGCCGTTGTTTTTCCACATCCTGGATTACCTGTGAATAAAAAAACGTGTGAATGATTCTCTTTTTCAAACTGCTTTTTAAGGCTTGCAATCTGATCCTTGTTTCCAACCATTTCATCAAATGAATTTGGCCTGTATTTTAAATACAATTCCATGTTAATTAACCTCCTGTATTTTTATTATTTCATATTGCCCTTTTCTTACTGCATGTTTTAACTCTATTTCACTTTCTGCATACAATCGTACAGCATCTTCATTTAAGGATTCCAGGTACAACACATCATGCAGTTTCACGTCACCTACTACATATTCAATTCTAAATTCTTTGTTCATGTTTTACTCCTTTTAACTGTCCTACTCTAGGCCAGTATAAATAATGGTTATCAACCAATACAAGGTAAGACACATGATTTCTTTTCTTTCCGTCACTTAATTTTGATTTACTATACTTTGCAAACTGTTCATAAGTTTTTCCTATAAAACACCTTAAAGGATAATTATAAAACTGAATACCAGCAGGAATAACAGCCACAATCACACCTTGCTTTTTCGTAAAACTGCTTTCCCATTCAACACAATCACCCACTTTAAAAATATTAGTTTGTTTCATATTAAACACCTTCCTTTAATTTAAAATTCACTCTCTGCTTTCTTGCAGCATCTTGACCCACATTAAAATTCTTTACCTGCCTATAATATCCGACAATGCGGGTGTACACCTCTGTCTCTGTACCCTTAACATTATCCAAAGAATCCTTTAACACTTTAATTCTATTTTCAATCTGTTTTATTTCTGACATGAAAGCACCCCCATGTTTTCCATTTCTGCCCATGACCCCCCGATACTTGACCTTTCTTTTTCAATCTTTAATGGCACTATTAACCAATCATAAATTTTTGGCAGTATGTTTGTTACAAAATCATAATACATAAAATCAATTTCCTTTTCATCATCCGGGTGCATGTTCCAAAAAGTACTGTCATACACCTGGTTGATTAAAAAACTTCTTTTGATTTTTCGTTTTTTCAATTCTTTTGAAATCCAAATAATCAGTTGCAATAAACAATGAAAAGCACATCCTTGTGCAGGGTAACAAATCACATCATTCTTTTTCATCCACCCCTGCAACCTAAACCCGGTCAAAGTGTCAATGTAGCCATTTTTTAAATATTCCCTATAAATGCTTTTCTGCCATTCTGCATAAACATGAAATTTTTCCCACAATGCCCTTTCAACTATTTTCACATGCTCTTCAAAATCAAAATAATTCTGTATTCCACATTCCCTTAAATGTTGTTTAGTCACATCTGGCATATTTTTCCATAAATCAGGAGCAGTCTGTTTGTAATAACTACCGTAAAAAGTAGCAAACACAAAACTATTTTTACAAACAAAAGCCTCGATCTTGTCTATGTCCTTTTTTTCCTTCATAAAAAGAATAACGGCTTGATCCGTATGTAAATGTGATTTTTCCTGTCTCACAT